TTCTACCATCATACGTTGTAAAGTTTTGTATTTTCTTATTACCACTTACACCTTTATCTACAAACGTACCATAATTTAACATATAAAACTCTACATCATAACTACTACCCTGTTTTTTTAGTTTAAACTTAATAGAGTTGTATAAATCTTTAGATACGTTTTTTCTAGCTTTAGTTAAATTTGTTCTTGCTTGTTTTACTACATATTTACCAAAACTTTCTAAATATCTTTCTATATTATCAAAAGATTGTGCCATTAAACAAGTCCTGCAAATATTTCTACTTGTACATCTGTTGATGCTGCTGGTCTTACTTGTACACTTGTTATATCTTCTAATGTACCAAATGCAGGTGATGTATCAGTTTCACCTATTGCAACTTCTTCACCTTGAAATAATATGTGTGATGCACCTGCTCTTACTGTTACTTGATAATTAGTATTTGTAGTTATAAATGCTAATTTTATATCTTGATCTGCACTTAAATTTGTTACTCTAAGATATTTACAGTTTTCTACATCTAATGCACCTGCTGAAGCATGAGGTGTTGAACCAAATACTGCAATAGTTGTTGTATTAGAGTGCGCACAAGTCAATATACGTTCAAATACATCTACTATACCTGTTGTAGTTATAGTGTTTGTAGTACCTCTTACTGCACCATTTAAGGTTACATTTTCAGTTAATGTTGTTGTTAAATCTGCCATAATTTATTTTTTTTCTTTATCTATTTGTTTTAATTTACTAATTGCCCAATTTATACCACTAGAACCACCCCAAGCATCCCACATTAAACCACCACATCCTTCACTATAAGGTACATCTTTATTTTGTTGATGCCTTTTAAATGATGCCATTCTTGCAATCGTATCTCTACTTATTGGTTTTCTATCTGCTAATTGTGCTGATCTTGTCCAGCCTACTCTTGTACCACAATCACTACCATTTTCTTCTTTCCATTTTCTTGCACGTTTAGCATTGTTAGTTGCTGCTTGTGGATAATCTGTATAGCTTTTTAACTCTATACTTATTGCTTCTAATTTTTCTAATAGTTCGTTATAATCCATAAGTTATTTTTGGTGGTATTAGTTGTATTGTTAATTTGCCTATTTTAAATTTTATCATTTTCCTATAAATGTATCTGTCATTGGTATATCACAAGTTTGAAAGCTATTTTGTACTGTTATACCTAAATTAAATACCCAACCTGTTACTGATTGGTCAAATCGTTCTTTAAATGGTTCACAAGTAAAATCACCTTCTGCAAAATATACAGGTGCATTAATATCTAATGCTAATTGTGCTTGCCATTTAGAATTACTTAATATACCTATAATATCTATACATATTTGTAATACATCACTATATACTTCTTGTTCATTGCTACCATCAGGTTCTACTAGATCCATTATAAACACTTGAAAGTTATATACAAGTTCTGTTCTTCTTGTTGTTACATTTACAGGATTTAAGTGCATTAATGGATATAGTGTATTTTTTTCTAAATCTATATCAAATATATCACCTACTGTTGTTGTGCTTATTTGTAAATGATTTGTACCTAAATTTTTTAGTGTATCTATTACGTTGTTATACGTTTTATTATTGACCATTTATTTTTACTTTTGTTGTACTTTCTAAATCTGTTTCATAACTTAACCAAGTAAATGCTTCTAATAAATTTAGTTTAGTTATTGTTTCTAATTTACTTATATCTCCATTACACAATCTATACATTATGCCAAAGTAACCCCATTTTTCTGCAAAACTTTGTCCTTTATCTCCTTCTCCATTTGTGTCATAGCTTGCGTTAAATATAATGGCAAAATCTTCAGTAATTCGTTTCCTAAATGATAAAAAAAAACCATAGCACCTTGTACATCCTCTGCTTTCATCTTCTTAAACAATTCTGCCCTGACATCAATATTACCACTATATGCTTCAATACTATACTTATCATTTCTTTGTTCTACTATTGGTCTATATAAAACTGCCATAATTTGTGGCATAAATTTCTCTACACCTAATTTTATGTAATGTTCTATATCTGCCCATTCACCTAATGTTATATCTTCTAAATTAGGATGAAAACCAAACTTTTGATCCTCTACCTTAATTATTCTTCTTAACTTGCTTTTAGATAGTTTTTGTAATTCGCTTAGTTTTGTAAGTATTAATGCAACATCTTGTATTCCTAACTCATTTATTAACTTCTTAGGTATATCTGATAATGCACTTATTGTTTCTAATGCTTCTTTACTTCTACTACCTTTGTGTAAATTTACTAACTTAACCCATTTTTCAACTGTAACATCTGACCAGCTTTTTATTAAGTTAAAGGTTTTTACCTTACCTTTTTTCCTAACATTTATTTTCATAATTATATATAGAAAAAATTAATATTTAGTTTACTGTACAAAATACTTACCATAATTGGGATTGTCTAAATGATAAATTACGTTGTATCTTATAGCATCAATAGCATGATTGTAAGCATCTACATATAGCTTAGAACCTTTATCTGCATATACATAATTGTTAAGTTCTTTTGCAATATTAGTTGCTTCAGGACATACAACTAATTCATAATCTTGCATTCTAGTGATACCACTTTCTATTGTACCTTTTTTTACAGGTTTTATATTTACTCCTAAGTGTTTTAAATCTTCTATTAATCTAGGTTCTGCACTATCAGCTATTATAAGTTTATTATCTACTTTATCTAATACTATCTTAGCTAATTCATGCGACTTCAAACCATTCTTGTATATATGTTCTTTAACATACATTTTCTTTTTCTTTTTATCAATAGCTACTTCTATCAAACTATCAGGATCAACACTAAATCCAAAGTCCATACCACAAGATGTTTGTAATCCATCAGGATTAAATTCTCCTATTGTCCAATTATCAAATACTACACCTTCTGCTTTATCAAGCCAACCACCAAGTATTTTGTGTTTATACTTTTTTATATTACGTTCTTTTATAGTCTTAATACGCTCTAGGAAGCTCTTAGAAAGGTTTTCTTTATTGTCTAGGTATGTACTATGGATATAGCATACATTGTCTTTAACGCCATTAAAACCAGCTTCTACACCTTTATCTTGAAAAAATCTATTGTATATCCAATGTTCTTTTGTAACAGGATTGAGTATTAATATAATTCTATTCTGTACATCTTTTTCTCTAATACTTAAATCAATAGTATCAAATATATCTTCATCTATTAGTTCTTCTGCTTCATCTAATACCCAGCAAGATATTCCTTGTAATGATTTTAAACTTGCAGTTTGATTACCTGCTGATGTTTTAATACCTCTAAATAGTATATCAGATTTATTACTTAGATTTAATACTTCTGCTTTGTTTATACTAAATATATTTTCAAAACCTAGTAATGTTATTTTTTCTAAAAATTCAGGTATAATAGATAAATGTGCTGATACCATTGTATATCTTGTAAACAATACCCTAATGTTTTTACTCATTGTAAGTAATGTTAGAAATACTGTTACTGCAAATGATTTACCTGATCCTCTACCACCTGTTATTATATAATAACGTGCATCAGAATTAAATAGTAATTTATATTTATTGTTCAGTTTCAGTTTCTACAAAGTTTATTATAGGCATATTAATACTTTCATCATTTGTAGTTACATCTACTCTTTGTTGTGGTTTACCATAAAAGTATTCGAAAAATAACTTTACTGCCCATTGTTCTTTTTTCTCTAAACCTTGTTTTAAAGAATTTAAAGCCATTTCATTCATAGGTGTTAAATTCTCTATTAGCTTTTGTTCTTCTGATTTGCTTTTACGACCAGCACCTTTTCTAGCACCACCATTATTTATTCGTTTATCCATAATTGAAAAAGATTGATTATTCAATTCTATATTATATTATAGAAATTAATTATATTCATTTGGTAACATTAATCTTATGTTTAATTCACTTAATGCCCATATACGTATGTTTTCTGTATATATCTCAAATGCTTTAGTATTCATTCTTGCAGTACTATTAACTGTTTGTAATCCTATTGTTTTATTGTTTACTTCTATACTTGACCATTCACTTGCAAATTTAACTTTTAGTGTATCGTGCATTTCATCATTAAAATATCCTAGTTCTTCAGCTAATACTTGTACTATACATTTCCAATAATAATTGTTTTGCATCATTGATCTATTGTTTTTTTGTTTCTTAACCTCAACTGTATAATCACTACCTAATTCTTTAAGATAGTTTATCAGGCTTTGCTTATCTTTATTATCCTTTATTACAAACTTCAAAATATTCTTTTTTGTGCTTTATGTTGTTCTATTCGTTTTATAGCTTCATTATAATACTCCTTATCTAATTCGCATGCAGTTAAATCATATCCTAAATTATGACAAGCTATTGCTATTGAGCCACTTCCTAAATGAGTATCTAAAATTTTATCTCCTTCTTTAGCATAATTCATTAAAAGCCATTCGTATAACTTTACAGGTTTTTGAGTAGGATGTATGCTA